ATGAAAAAGACCTCGTTATGGTTGTTCAGAGCCGCCATGGCGCTTGGCGCACTGGGATGGTTAGCCTTACTGGTGCTCGGAGCGGAATGCATATTTTTCCTAGAGCCGGACGACGATAAAGTACGGTGCTTTGCTACAGCGATTACCTTACAAAAGTTCGCCTTGCTCCCGGCGACTGTGCTGTCACTTGTGGCTTTTGTGTGGCTAACTCGCCGACAGCAGAACGTTTGCATATTCGGGGTAATCATCCCCTATCTGATCTTGGCGCTTAAGCTCTCTTGATCTACGGGCAAGCAGCTTGCGTTGCTTCGAAGTGCCTACTTTGAGCCAGCGGCGAAAGCCGTAGCGCTGACTCGAGGTGATCCGGCGACAGATGTGCGTAACGCATCGTCATCGTGATCGACGAGTGCCCCAGGATTCGCTGCAGGCTGAGAATGTCGCCACCGGCCATCATGTAGTGGCTGGCGAAGGTGTGTCGCAGGATGTGGGTCATCTGCCCTGGCGTGTTGAACCCGCATCGCTTGTAGGCGCTTCGAAATGCGGAGCGGCAAGACATGAACAGCCGACCGTTTCCCGGCATGCCCAGCTTCAATGCCAGCTCTTCAACGTCCTTCGGTATTGGCACCGATCTGGACTGACGGTTCTTGGTCCGGTGAAAGTGCGCCTTACCACCGTAGATCGCGGATCGAGCGAGCGTTTCGGCCTCATCCCAACGAGCACCAGTGGCCAAGCAAAGCAGCGCAACGGGGTACGTGTGGTTGTTGGTTGATCGCTTGCACTCTTCGAGTAGCTGGCGGATCTGCGGCAAGGAAAGAAATGTCAGCTCTACTTGGTCCGTCTTGATCTGACGGATGCTACCGAGTGGATTTTTACCTACCCACGCGCCAAGCCGTAGCAGCTCCGAAAACACCGCCGACAGGTAGCGCTGTTCATGGTTAACCGTATGCGGCGAAGCGACCTTTAAACGCTGCTGGCGATAGCGCGCCCAGGCCAACGCATCGAAATCAGTGGCGAGAGGATCACCCAGCCGTTCTGCGATCGCCAAGGTTCTAGCCAAGCGGGTCTTCTCGTCCTTGAGCGTACAACCGTGCAACTGGTGCCAGAGCTTGATCAGATCCGATAGCCGATCATCCAACGGGCGCCCGGTTTCTTTCAGACTGTTGAAGAACTCGGTTTCATAGCGTTGCGCAGCCGCTTTTGTCAGAAAGCCTTTCTTTCGGATTCTCCGCCCTGCTCTTCCATTCTCATAGAAGTCAGCAGTCCAGGTCTTTCCGTCCTTCCTTGCCGTCATACAGCACGCCCCCACCGAACATGACGCTCTTGCAGCAGGTTCTTGATGTGCTTGTACAAATCGCGCTCGCTCATATCCTTCGAGGCGTAGTGATCTCGGATGACAGGCCAGCACTCCCACTCTCGCAGACGGTCAAAGGCTTGCTTAGCGCCCACTCGCTCCCGTGCCAGCAGGCTTACGAAGTTTCCCAGGAAGAGCTCGACGTTCTTGCCCGAAAAGCCCCGCGAGGTCTTGTAGTACCGCTTGTACTCGGTTTCATCCACCAGGGAATCAACCGGCACATCGACTCGAACATCATCACGGATGAGCGTCCAGATCGGCTCGTATTGCCCTGGCCGATGCAGCAACTTGAACTGGCACAGCCCGTAGCGCCAAAGACCGTCCAGATGGCCCGCGAAGGCTGCGAAGGAATCCGTTTCGATGGCTTCACCTGTCTTAGCGCTGATCGACCCGCTGGCGAACTGCTGGATGACCGAATGGTGATAACGCAGCTCGATGCGCCACACGTCAGCCTCTGGGTTGTAGTTATACGGGTCGGTCGCATCGAATGAATCACGACGACGCCAGACGCTTTCCCAAAAATCGAGCTTATCGGTCGCACGAGCCTGCTCGGTCTTGTTGTAGATACAGAGCTGAACGCCACTGGCTGAGCCAAACATGGACGTTTCGCCCCGCCCGTAAACGCTCGACTTGGTTGCCCAATGAATTTCGTTGATGCCCGAGATATCCCGGTGCGTCCGAGCCCGGCAATGCAGGCGAGCCACCAGATCAGCCGGAGGCTTCCAGCCTTGCAGATCCAGGGCAAGGTGCACGGCGCATTGGTTGCGTTCGCGATGGGTCATCACGGCTGCAGCGTAATAATCCATGCGCTCCTGCAGACGCTCAGGCGACAACGCGTCGATGGCGTGCGGTGACACCTCGATCTTCAGATGAGGCCCGATATTTTCCAGCTTGGCGTTGAAATTCTTGATGAGCAGGATGAAGCCGAGGTCGGCGTTCTGGAGCTTGTACTGATAGCCAGAGTCCCGCCCTACCCTACCGGAGTGCCAGAACTCCCCGGCGAACTCGACCATCGCGCCCGGTTTCTCGAACAGCGCCATGATTTCCGGGCGGATCAGCCCGCGATAGAGCTGACGGACCGTATCGACGCCACAACGGAGTAGCCGAACGCTAGATAGATCGACTATCCGAGCGGTACCCGAATCAACAAACAGTCGGCTGTGACAATCTTCCAAGCCAGTCAGGATGTCGATTCGTTTGAAGTCCTTATTCGCCATTCCGTTTTCCCCTTTACTCTGGATTACTCTGGTTGCTCACTAGGGTTTATCTGACGTGTTACAGGGACGTCAGCGCGCGAGCACGCCGGCTCGTGCCTCGCCGTGCGTGCAGTGACGCGCTGACGGTCATCACCACAGGAACCGCCCCTTTTCGTAGGGAACGCGGGTGAAGTTGTTCTTGGCTTGCTGCTGGGCAGGTTCGTAGGTTGGCGTCGACTGGGGCAGCGGTTGTTGACCTCGAGGATCTTGCGGCGAGCCACGGTCTGGCTTGGTGTCGTCGAAATAGCCGTTCTGGACCACCGACATACAGAATTGAAACGACACCTCCAAGCGCGTGCCCTGCTGGGTGTTGCATCGACATCCTGTCACCGCCCCCTCACTCACCGCGATCTCCATTCGGGCGTGATTGCGAGACAGCAATCGACTATCGGTTGTCGAAATGCACACCGGCTTCGGAAAGGTTTGCGGGCTGGTCAGCCCGTCGTAAATCGGTGCGGATGCAGGGAGATCCTTTACACGCGGAACGCGCCTGCCGAGGTATTGCTCGACGGTCAGGGGGGAGGTTTGCTGGGCATCGGACGTCGCAGGCCGGATAAACGCGCCCACGGTGTCGCGGACCTGATCGACCATTCCCACAGCCGGCTCGCCGGTACTGGCGACGGGTGAGGCCTTCCCTTCGTTGTAACGCTCATAGGCACGATAAGCGAGGATGCCCGCCCCGATGATTACGCACATGGCCAGGATGAACTTGGTCGGCACCTTGGTCTGGAAGTGGTGCTTGGCATTAGTGCTGGTATAGGCGCCGAAGTAGCGCTTATCGAGGCGCAGCGACTTCTTGTCAGCATCCTTGAAGCTGGTTTTAACCTCGACCTTTTCCACCACGACTTCGGATTCGAAGCGCAGCAGTTGGGCCGACTTGAATACGCGCCAGTAGTGAATATGACTGTTGCACAGGCGGCGGAGGTGCACATCCAGATAGCGCGGATCTTGCGTGACCAGGTGCACTTCATGGCCCTGGTGACGCATGGTCTCGAAACGGGTGATGTGCTCAGGTGGACGGGCTCGTGGATCTCGTGCGCCAAACCAGCCCTGGGCTTCGTCGACGACGATCACTGCATCGCTCGGCAGCTCGAACCATTTTTCCGGGTCTTCAAACTCGAACCACTGCGCTTGCAGCTGTTCAGGTTTTAGGCCGTTGATGTTGTGGTAATAGACCACCCGCCCTTGGGCATGCGCGTTCTGATCCACTTCACGAATGGTATTGAGGGTCTTGCCGTGGCCGGGTTTGCCGGTGCGGATAATGAGCATAGCGGCACTTCCTTATGCGTCGATTGATGTGCCGCCCGGCTTATGCCAGACCTGATTACGTTTGCGATCGGTGGCCTTGTCGATCCCGGCCAGGATGAAGCGCGTTGAGATCGCAGCAAAATAAATATTGACGACCACATCGAACTTCATAAGTCCCAGCATGCTTTGAATAACCGGGCCAACAGTCCCCATCTGAGCAAACAGATATTCCTGAGCCTGGCCAATGATCAGATTGAAACCGACATAAGTAACAAAGCCGAAGCCAATCATCTTCAGCACCATCTTAACCAGCGGGCCAAGCGCGATCACGAGCATCTGAACCAAAAGGAAGTAATGCATATTACTGGCCCCCTACGGAGCGGCCCACGTACAGGGCAGCGAGAACGGTTGCGACAATCACGAATAAACCGCTCAAATCACTGGCGGCACGGCATAGCGGTTCATAACTAAACTCAAACGTATGGCCGCCCGCGCTAATCAAATTAAATTGCTCAGCGGCAGGGCATGTTGATGGCAGAAAGCGGGTGCCTTGGTTGACGAACGATGGAACGTCGATTACGCCGTTTCCTTCATTCAGTTCAAACTTATCGCCCGTAACGGCGGCTTTGATGGCCGGCTGGTGCTTCTCGAAGTCGGCCTGTTCTTCAGCGTGGCAGCGCAATTCTTTCTGCTGGCGAAGAATGGCGCACTGGACGGCATCGCCCTCACAACTCAGCGTTGCATCACAGCCTTCACCGCCGACGCTCGAATCGGGCTGTTCTTCTTCGCCGTCGCCTTCGCCATCGCCGTTACCGCCGCCACTAGAGCCATCGCCATCCCCCTCACCGTCGCCGCTTCCATCGCCACCGCCGCCACCACCTCCGCCGCCCCCGCTACCGTCGCCGTCGCCGTCATCATCGTCACCGGGTTCGGTTGGATCAGTAGGTTCTTCTGGGTCGGTCGGATCAGTAGGGTCGGTCGGATCGGTTGGTTTGTCCGGAGAGCAAAAGGTGCCGTTGTAGGTATATCCCTCAGGACACTTATCAGTGTCGTCAGGTGGAGGCGTGTCATCGGGATTGGTAGTGCCGCCCGGATTGCCAGGGGCGTTGTAATCATCGCTGGAACACTCAAAGCCGTTACCCCGATATTGATAAGAGCCAAACACGCCAGAAGGCGTACCGCTGGAGTAAACGTAAATGTTGTTAACAATGTATTGAAAGGTATAAGTACAGGAATTAGCGCAGACCGATCCGGGCGGCTCAACACGATCAGAACCATGAACGGAATCTTTCAACTTATGCTCGTGATTGATGATGGAGCCAACAGTCGACTCACAAGGGTTCGGCTCAGGATTCGGGACACACCCATTTATAGTGTTGTCGTAAGTGCCATCAGTACATCCATCGCCTTGCCTACCAATATTGGCAGAGCCAAGTGACGCACCGTTCTTGTTAAGAAGCACACACTTACCACTGGAAGGACTGGTTAGCTCAACTCTAAAATCAACATATGCGCTGTTCATCGCCTTCATTACGTCAAGGTGCGCCTGACACGCAGCATCAGCAGACGGATAATTCTGCGAGTTATAGCGCCAGTAATAATCTTCAGCCCAGGCCGCATGTCCCCAAGCGCAAGCAATCAACAAGGCGACTCGAAGAATCCTTTTCATCTCTACACCCGCCCAAAAAACACAAGGTAAAACGCCAGGGTGGAAAGGATCAGGACGTACAGTTCGTAGCTCATTGGCGTTTCCCTTGAAGAGAAAACCCCGCCGGAGCGGGGTTTGTTTGCTTCGGCACATGCAGTGCGCGGTTTCCGGTTACAGCGCGCGGCGCATGTACTTGAACGCCATGGCGGCGATGATCAGGCCCAAAGCAGCCCAACCGATCGTTCCGATATCCTCGCCCGCGGTATCGAGGGCACCAGTGGCTTCAGGCGGAACAGCCGCGTAGGCCTGTTGAACGGCCAGCAGGCCGGTTGCAGCAGCGGCGCCCAGGGAGCGACGCAGGGTCTTGATGTGTTTCATGGTTTGATACCTCACTGTTTCAGGACTTTTTTCAGGACCAGAAAACCGAACACGGTGGCGAACAACACAATCGCTTCGCCCTGTAGCTCGGTGACCTGTTCCCAGGTGAGTGCAGCGCCGTAGAGGCTCTGCATTTCCTCGACCGTGAGGGCGACCAGCGAGCCGGAGCAGATGGGCGAGCCATCGACCCCTTGCAGCCAGTCACCGTCACAGGCGAGGAAATTCATGCACCGGCCTCGAGGAGGTCGGCGGCTTGTTCGAGCGGTTCGCAGTCGGGGCAGACGGCGAAATGGGGCGGCAGGTTGAGATCCGGCAGCAGATCGCTTTGCGGCGCGGGCAGCGCCATGAGCTTGCCCATGTCATTGCCGCAGCAGTCGCAGATCACTCGGTCTTCAATCAACATGGCCGCCCCCCTCCCCTTAGTTGGCCTTGGCCGGCTCCGGCTGGGTGCCGGCAGGCTTAGCGGATTGTTGGGCGGGGTTCGGCTTCGGGGCTTGGGCGGTAGCGGCTTTTACCGGCTCGACGTGCAGGACGATGAACTTGCCGGTGTTCTTGGAGCCGCGCTCGATTTCAGTGGTGACGCGGATCGGCTCCAGCACATCGAGGCCTTCGCAGGCGGCCCACACTTCGTCCAGGGCCTCTTCGGAGACATTCATCGACAGGATGGAAATGCCCAGGTCACGCTTGCCGTCCGGCTCGTCACCGACAAACAGCTTCACCAGCTTTACGTTGTCGAACTCGACTTTCTCAGCGCTGAGAAATGCAACTTCCATGATCGAACGTGCCATTTGTGTTTCCTCTCTCTAGTTGCGCTTTATTGCGCGGCTTTGCTTTCTGTAGGCCGAGCGATCCCGAACCGGTGAACTCGCAAGTTCGCCGAGGTGATCTGTTACTTGGCCTACCGATTAAAACGTCGCGTTGTGCGTGTTCTCAGTTGGTTAACACCAAGGGCTTTGCCCTTGTCATCCCACTCTCGCCGCCGAGGGCTCGGGAGCGCGGGGCGGTGAAGCTGCCCCACGCTCACGAGCGGAGGCTGTTTCGGGTCGTGCAAGGTCAAGGGTGAAGGCTTCGCCCCGTGCTTCCGTTCGCCGGATCGGTGAAGCGTGATCCGACGAGCCGGGAGCGCGGCCCCTGACCTGTTCGGCTTCGGGGGTGGCCGGGTTAACGGGCACGCAATCCAGCTTGGCTCCGTCGTGGTGCTCGCTGATCTTCATCACCAACCAGGGGAAGCCGAACAGCACCACAGCCAGCAAGGCGATAGGCACATAAATGCGCCAGAAAAAGTCGGCTTGTGCTTGATTAGCCACGGCTCACCCCACCAGCTCGAACGGTTCGTGAATCGGGACGTAGGGCGTTGGCTTGCCCGAGTCGTAGATAACGTTCCAGTACTTCGGCGGTCGGGCGGGTCGCGTGTGTTTCTCGCAGATAAAGGCCGGTTCCACCTTCCACTCCGAAAGCAAGGGCTTCCAGGTCCCACCGACGCGGCCCATTTGTAGCGTGCGAATCGGCACCGCTGATGCGGGGCGGCAGTGGGCGCAGGGTGTGGACTGGGAGCGAGCGGGTTTCGCCATTTCGCGACGGGACCAGCAGACAGAGCAGGCGCAGTCCGGGGCGTGGGGAAGCCGGTTGTAGCTGGTCATAGCTCATCCCCTTACCCGGGAGGCCTGAGGATTCATAAATCATGCGGCAGCCCTCACACCACGAACGCGGTAGAAGTCGCGGGCGCGTTCCTGGGTAAGCCCCCAGTGGCGACCAGGGCCGGACGGCAGGTCAGCGATTACGCGCTCTATATAGGCAGCACAGTCGGCCTTGTTCAGGCCGGAGTGAACGCGGTGCCAGCGGCGTTGCTTGGTAGCGCCGTGCAGGGTGCAGGTCTCGACGACGTAGGTGGTCTTACTCATCGGCGTAATCCCCCTGGCAGAACACCGACTTGCCTCGCTCGATGTCGCGGCGGATGCGGTGCAGGTTGATGACGCGGCGGCGACCAATCTTCACGGTTGGGAGGGTGTTGGTTTCCACCCAGCCGCGCACCACGTCCTCGGTGATCTGCTCGACGCCCATCATTTCGGCCAGTACGAGCTGCGTGCAGAACGGTGCTTCACGGAAGCTGACGATCCGTTCGGCTTGGCCTTCGATGGTTAACCCCACTACTCCAGACTGTTCCATAGCTTTTGCCCTATAATCCGACTGATCCTCAAATAGCTTGATTCAAACTATTTGAACAAACTATACGAGCACCCAAGGATCAATTCAAATTATTTGAGCGAAATATTTATACCAAATGAGCACTTTAAACGAGCGCGTTAGAACCGTCGCGTCTATAGCGGGCATGGATCGGCTGGTTCGAGAAACCCCCATCGGATCCAACCGCTGGAGGACAGTGCTCTATAACAAAGACGTCCGGATAAGCACGGACGAGGTTGAAGAGTTAGGGAAGCTTTTCCCAAGCTACCGCTGGTGGATGATCAGTGGCGAAGTAGCACCAGAGATGGGACAGACCAGCCCTGCTTACGACGAGGCCAACCGAAACTTGGCCAATCCAAACGCGGGATAGCGATCACACAGAAAGTAGCTAGGCGCTGGTACGCCCGAAGGAATGGAGAAGACCAATGAAACGGATTTTGCTGGCACTGGCCCTAGCCACAAGTCCTGGCCTCGCTGAAGAATCCAAACCCATTGCTACCCAAGTCGGTGACGCAATGCGGCCTGCTGCCGAAGCCTATGGCAACACCATGACCCGCCTAGTCAACGAGTTCTTCGCTGGCTCCAAAGGCCCGATGGGCGAAGCTGCCCGCGCCAACCTAAAAGCCCAAGATCAACGCCAACGCGAAGCCAATAGCGGGGTTCGGCGCACCATGAAGGAATGCATCAAGCCTGGAAACGTCATTGATGATGACGTGAAAGAGTGCATGGATGGTAAGCGTCTAGCTAACTCACCTTGCGTATCTGTATCACAGGCTGCACGGGTAGCTGTATCACACGCTGAACGCTTACCGTGTATCACATCGTGAACGCCCAAAAAATCAGTGCGAGACTATTACGGGTAGGCTGTTTGGGGTGATACACCGCTGTGGTTACATGCCTGCTTCAGGCTGTATCCACTGATGCGGCAGCAGTTGACTGATTTCGCTTGCCCGCTGCGTTGGTAGCCGCATGAGCACGTCCTTCAGGTAGGCGTACGGATCGTGACCGTTGAGGCGTGCTGACTGGATCAGGCTCATGATCGCAGCCGCCCGTTTGCCGCTGCGTAGTGAACCGGCAAACAGCCAGTTCGAGCGCCCCAATGCCCAAGGCCGAATCTGGTTCTCGACCTGATTGTTGTCGATGGGCACGGCTCCATCTTCCAGATAGCGCGTCAGCGCTAGCCAGCGTTTTAGGCTGTAATCCAGGGCTTTTGCCGTGGCTGATCCATTGGGCACCCGATCACGCTGGGCCAGCATCCAGTCATGCAGCGCATCGAGGATCGGTGAAGACTTTTCCTGGCGTATTCGCCAGCGTTCTTCATCGCTCATGTGCCGTGCTTGCCGCTCGATTTCATACAGCCCGGCAATGGAGTGCAGCGCCTGTTCGGCTAACTGGCTTTTGTTCGCTGAGTGCAGATCGAAAAATTTGCGGCGGGCGTGGGCCATGCAGCCAATTTCGGTGATGCCCTGCTCGAAGCTGGCCTTGTAGCCGGCGAAGTCGTCGCAGACCAGTTTGCCATTCCACTGACCCATAAAATTGCGCGCATGCTCACCTGCACGGCTTGGGCTGAAGTCATAGACCACGGCCTTCAGGTCGGCGAAGGGTGTGGTGCAGTATGCCCAGACGTAAGCCCGGTGGGTTTTCTTCTCGCCAGGGGCCAGCATTTGCACGGGGGTTTCGTCGGCATGGATCACGCCTTGCGCCAGTACCGCCTCGCGCAGGGCATCGACCAATGGTTGGAGCTGTACGCCGGTTTGTCCGACCCACTGCGCCAATGTCGAACGCGCGATAGCCAGACCCGCACGGCCAAAGATCTTCTCTTGCCGGTACAGCGGCAGATGATCGGCGTATTTGGCCACCATGACATGAGCCAGCAAGCCGGCAGTCGGGATGCCCTTGTCGATCACCTGGGCTGGTACCGGCGCCTGGATCAATGTTTCGCACTGGCGGCAGGCCCACTTGCCACGCACATGCTGTTCGACGGTGAACACGCCAGGCGTGTAATCCAGCTTTTCGCTGATGTCTTCGCCGATGCGTTGCAGCGGGCAGCCGCAGGCGCATTGAGTGTTCTGCGGCTCGTGACGGATCACAGTACGCGGAAACTGGGCTGGCAGCGGCGCGCGCTTGGGCTGTTGGCGGGGTTCAGCCGGAGCCGCCGGAGGATTGAGGGTTTTCAGTTCCGCCTCGATGGCGGCGATGTCCGTGTCGAGCAAATCATCCAGCAGGCTGCCCTGTTCAGGGCTTAGTTGCTCGCTACGCTTGGCGAACTTGTGGCGCTTGAACCAGGCGATTTCGTGGGTGAGCTGCTCGATGATGGTTTGATCACGGTGGATCTTTTTGCCCATCGCATCGACCTGCGTGAGCAACTGGGCGGCCAGTGCGCGCAGTTGCTCAGGTGTTAGTTGGTCGAGATTGGGCAAGGAAGTCATGCCGCTGATTGTGCCAGAGCAGGCGATCCGCGCAGATAAAGCGATAGGCTAATGGCCGGCGCTACAGCATTGTGATCGCACCGGCTGCACCAACCCGCTGCCAGGGTAAACCGAGCACCAAAGCCTGAAGCTGCTCGGTGTCGAGTTCAACTTCCAAGCCGCGGTGGATGCCTGGCCAGTGAAACTTGCCTTGGTTCAATCGCCGCGCGGCCAGCCAGATCCCTACACCGTCATGCACCAACACTTTCATGCGGTTGGCGCGGCGGTTGGCGAACAGATAAGCACAGTGCGGCTTCGCCGCACCGAATACCGCCACTACACGGGCCAATGCGGTTTCGGTGCCGGCGCGCATGTCCATCGGCTCGGTGGCCAGCCAGATGCGATCGATGCGAATCATGCGAGCAGCCCGCGCAGCAAGCGTGTACAGCCTTCGCCGTCCTGCACCGGCCAGTGCACCGACAGACTGCCGGCGTGGTAGGGGATTTCGATTCGTATCGTCAGCTCTTCAGAGCTGGCCTGCTCTGAAGGCAGGATGCCGAGCGGCACCGGGATAAAGCGTGCAGATACGACCGGTAGCGGCTCGCGCTGCTTACGAATCCATTTATGCACCAGGTTGGCATTGAGCCCGTGGCTGAGCGCCACGCCGGCGACGGAAGCACCGGACTGGGCGCACTCTTCGATGACCTGGGCCTTGAAAGCCTTGGGGAATGTACGGCGCTGTCGAGACACGAAACCCTCCAGAAAGTGGCTTGAAATGGTGTCCACCAAAAATAGGTGCACACCATGCCGCTATCTGGAAGAAGCGGGGAGATGGGTTCGGCGGACGGTTACCATGGATGGGCTGCGAGAAAGAGCTTGGTGACTAGAGCGTAACCTCGTCATCACAACAAATAGCCGAAAAAAAGGCGGCTCGTTGAGCCGCCTTAAGGGTTAGAACAAGGTCAGTTGACCCGGATGAGAGCGCCAGTGTTGTGTGACCCGCTCCCAGCGTCCAAAACGAAAACGCCAATAGGTATGCACGAACACCGACTTCAGATTGATATAGGACATAACTGCCCCTCCACTGAAGGATTGGAGGGTTTTGACTTGCCCGTGCCTGCCCCGTAGGACTAAACTGCAAACGTCTTCCCCAAGACTTCACAGAAGGTACAGGTGGTGTGGTAGACCCTCATTCACCTCACCAAGAGCTCAGTTGTGTTAGCGCACTCCTGGGCTTTTTTTTGCTTAGGCTCGTACTAGGAAGCACCACGCTTCGTAGCCGTAATCCTGGGCGTCTAGCATCCGGTCAGAGTTTTTCACTCGACGGTATCGACAGCACACCCATCGGAAGCCTTTAGGGGCCGGTTTTTTGGGCATAGACCATACACACCTCCTCATGGGAGAAAATTAATTTCTTGCTATCTGCGCTCAAGTCGCTAAAATTCGCGCGCAGTATTCGCCGCAAGGGCAAACCTCTCCCCGAAGTTCGCCGTTTGACTAGAGTTGCAGCTCCAGTCAAAACAAAATTCCCATCTTCTGTTTTTTCGCGAGCACTCGGTTCTGAACCGCCGCAGCGTCTCTGCTGACGCCAAAGCGCTGAGTAACTTCTGTCAGGCTGCTGCATTTCTTCAATTTCTCCTCGGGCATGAGGAGCGCACCTGCGAATCGATTCGCCTGCCACTCACTATCCATATAGGGTTTCAGTCGAGCCGCTGATCGATGAAAGCGAATCGGCACATTGCGATGCATGATGTAGTGGCCTATCTCATGTGCAGCCGTAAATCGATCTCTACCTACACCCCCGTACAGTCCCTCGTATACGTCTTCACGAAGCAAGATTGTGTTTTCGGAGGGAATCGTGAGCCCATGATTCGACCCCATCTCCTCCTTACTCCCCAGCGCAAAGCTGAAGCCTGGAAAGAGCTGGGGCATGCCTAGCTCTAAGAATTCGATGACCGGAAACCCATCCGTATCGATTCTCAAATTTCTGCGAATAGAAGCCGCAAGACCGAATATCTCGGCCTCACTCTTCCCTGGAACTTCAACAGATGGCCCACTCATTCATCACCCCTTCCTCTGAGCTGAGTTAAGGACCTTAAGGATACGTTCCAGGTCACTCTCCCCAATCTCGCCAAATTGTCTAGAAAAAGCCAAAGCGGCCTCCTTATGCCTGATAGACATGCCTCGTGTTTCGATCTCGATTTGATCTTTGCTCATCAAAGCGGCTTGTTCTAACGCGGAGAACTGCTCGCCTCCCTCGCGATAGCCAAGAAATTTTGCCAGCTTCGCCACTAAATCCCGCGTGATTTGCCTCTTCCCTGTTTCTATAGTGGAAAGGTAAGCCGCGGACACTCCGATCCCTTCAGCCATATCCTTGAGTAAAAGCGATCTGTCGATCCGCTCTTTACGAAGGAATTTACCGATCTCAGTTATCATCTCTTGCCTCCAGGTGAGCCCAGTTGACTCACTAGTTACTAAGATTAGCAGAATTTGCTAATCGGTCAACAGATTTTTGCAAATCCACATTTTTCTTGCTGCAACAGGGACCACAGATCTGAAATTGAATTCCACATGGTTGGCGATACCAGACGAGTGAGGGGTATTGCTGACAGCGATGGCAAATCGGCGCAGGCGGATACGTCAGTAGGTGACTACTCTGCGGTTCGCTTGTGGAAAGCTATGTGGTGATGTGTAGAAAATCGCGCGAAAGGCGGCTGTTCATGGGCCGTAGGGGTGCAGTAAGGGCGAGCGCGAGTGATTCATAATGCTGGGGTCCGGGGTTCAAGTCCCTGCGTAGCCACCATATTCAAGAAAGGGTTCAGCGAAAGCTGAACCCTTTTTTTGTGCCTGCCGTTTAGCCAAACAGCATCGAGTACCGCCATGAGAGATGACTTCGACAACATCCGCGCCGAACGCGAAACGCCCTACCGCACCACCGCTACCTCGTCCAACAAGTACGCCGGGCTCTGGAAACAGATCGCCATAGGGATCGTCGTTGGCCATCTGTCGTTGGGGTTGATAGGTGCGGTGGTCTGGATGGTTGCGGCGCAGTTCTTACCCAACGGCCTGTCGTTCACAGCGCCTTAA